ATGGCATTGATCGGCACCATCTTATTATTTGCAACCCTGTACTGGTTCTGGCGCTTACATCGGCGCTACCGTGGGCGTCAATGGTGGCGGCATAGTTGGCCGGCCATTATCGCATTGCTCGTCAGCTTTAGTATTCTCGGCACATCTGATGAATCCACTCAGCCAACTGTGAAGACAAAGACCGTTACTAAGACCCACTTAGTAACGGCTAATAATGACAAGCAACTGACGGCACTTCAAGCTGCCAATCGTGCTTCTGCTAGCAGCTTAAAGCAGGCTACGAACAAGCAAGCTGGCGCAACTTCGACAACAGCACCAACCAAGGTCAATTCTGACCATAACCCAAGTAACAATGCGTTGGCTAGTAAAACTTACAACGGTCAACAAACGATCACGATTAATCAGAATCAGCCCGCATTTACCGCTAAGGAGCTCAGTACGAGTCAGGGTGCCTGGCAACAATATGGCAATTTAGACTCACTTAACCGGGTGACGGCTGCTAATGCCCTCTTAAATCAGTCACTGATGCCCAAAGCTGAACGTGAGGCCTTGAATGTTCGACCAACGGGTTGGCATAACAAACGCATCAGTAGCGGTTGGCTTTACAACCGCAGTCATCTGATTGGCTATCAATTAACGGGGCAGAACAACAATATCAAGAACCTCATGACCGGAACCCGTTCTTTGAATGACCCTGAAATGACGACCTATGAAAACCAAGTTGCGGCCTATTTGAAAGAAAGTCCGAAAAACTACGTCCGCTACCAAGTGACCCCCATTTTCAAAGGTAACGAATTGTTAGCCCGCGGTGTTCAAATGCGTGGTCAGTCAGTTGGTAGCAATACTGTTAATTTTAATGTCTATATTTTCAATATCCAGCCCGGTATGACCTTGAACTATACTGATGGCACTAGTCAGGTCAGTCACTAACGATCATTGATCATCGTATTCAGCCTATCACGCAGCAGCCACAAAAGTGATAGTGCCCTGTCGACCAAAAGTTCAACCCAAGTGAAATTTTAAAACAAGCCCAACAGACGTACTATGCGACGTTCTGTTGGGCTTGTTTTGACTTGCTTAATCCAATACGGTTACGCCTCTAACGCCAAGTCACCGTAATCATACGGTGGTTGATATCAAATTGCACTAACACTTAGCCTAAGTATAAATTCTCAGTAATCGTTATATGCGTGGTCATGCACGTGATTCGCACCAACGCCACATCCAGAGATAAAAAAAGACCACACCCCATAGTAGGGTGTGGTCTGATGACGTTCCGTTAAGTAAATAATTACTTAAGGGTAACAGTATTATTTACTTCTATGACAGTAGTTTAACAGGGACTGTACCAGAACCGTACCAGAATACAGTTAAAATCAATTTTTATTATATTGCCGGTACTTCATTTTTCCAGTTTTACATCTTTTCAACTTTTTTGTAAACCTTACAAAAAATCCTACACTGACCAAATTAAGGCTAGTGCGGGATTTTTCTTATTTTATCTAAAATTACAACTTTTGTAGTTAAAAATCAATTTTTGCTGTTATACCAGCATTCTTTCATCGTTACAACAGTTATACAATGAAAACGTAAATTTCACAACAAACAAAAAATCCCCCACGCCGAAACGCAGGGGATTAGCAAATTTAATATTTAATTATACTACTTTTCGCCTGCTTGTGAGGCGGATTCTGACGTCGTTTCAGTGTTAGATGATGCAGAACTATTCACTGCAGCGACTGTGGACGTTGGTGTTTGCGCTTCGTCAGCAACTTTATTAGCCGTCGCTTCAACTTGGCTTTCCTCGTCACTTTTAACTGTTGGTACTGTCACTGTTTGAACGTCAGTAATAACGCCCAGCATACCAAGGATCGTTAATACAGTGTTGATAACAGCAACAATGGCTGACCAGTCACCAGTAAACTTAATGCCAAACATGGCAAAGACTTGTTGAATCAAAACGATTAGCAATGAAATAATCCCAGCAATCAGTTTTCCATTCAAGCTTCCATCAGCATTCTTAAAACTAATTTTTTTCATTTCTTTTGGCTTCCTTTTCATATAGATGTTTAAATTCAATGTCATGGCCATCTAACCGGCCTTCTACCTTAATGACCCGATTTTCAATCGCGTTCATTGTGTCGGCGTTTTGCTGTCTCACTTTTAAACTTTCATCAGTAAACCGGCTAAGGCGCTTGCCTAAGTCGTTAAGCGGGATACGGACCGTCTTATTGAGAATCCAATTAGCTAATACACAAATACTAGTGACAATGGCAACAATCGATCCCCATTCATCCCAACCTAATCCTAATAGTGTATGCAATTACCGCACCACCAATCGCTGGCTAGGATAGATAGTGGTGTAAATTGACTTTCCATTCTGACTAGCTAGTGTAGTCATATTTAGGCCGTTGCGTTGTGCGATTGTCCACCAGCTGTCGCCAGACTTGACTGTGTAATACGTATGACTAACTAGCTGACCAGTAACTCGCTTCCCGTAGGCTGGCCCGTTGGTGACGCCTAGCTTGATAAAGCCATACAGGCCATTTGAACGGGTGTAGCGTGCCCATACATAATCATGTTCGATAATAGCCGCATTGTAAATTACGCTCTCACCGCTATAATAGGTAGCCACTTGACGTACCTTGTCTGAATCCGTGTAGCGAACAGCTAGTGTTCGGTTAGGATAGAACACCCCTCGCTGATTGTATTTAACAACCTTAAACTTAGCTACCTGAGCCTTCTTAACATTGATTTGGGCTTGTTTCTTGCTAGCAGTCGTGTAGCCTGATTTAGTGATCCCTGTTAAATCAACATTGCCGTCTAATCCTTGTGGAACACCATTCACATAGCCAGTAATCCGGTACATACTCGTGAATTGGAAGATAGCCACACCGTCCATGCTAGGGAAGTAATTGTAATCAGGGCTAGTTCTAACCAAGTAGTCCGGATATTCAGCTAACCACAGGCAATTACCATAGGCTTTAACAATGGTGCTAGTATTAACGTGGGCGTTTAAATAGGCCTTGCCGGAGTATAACACTGGAGTATAGCCGTACGCCTTAATTAACTTAAATTGAGCTTTAATGACATTAGTGTTAGCTGTCACACTATTAGAAGCACCGTCCTCATAGTCTAGTGCGACAATACTACCCTTGGGTGTCTTAACACGTGGTAAGTAATAGGCCATCATAGTCTTGGCATTGGTCATATTGCCACCAACACCGTCCCACAAATAGGTGTGCACCCGTTTGCCAGCTTGTTGAGCTGATTTAACTTGGCTGTTATACGTGGTCTGAGGGATATTAGTCCCACCATAGAAGCCACCCGCCTGTGAGAATACAAACTTATCGGTGCTATAGCCGAATACACCACTATTGCTTTGAAACTTAGACCAATCAACCCCTTGGTCACGGCTAGTTGAAGCCTGACTGTTTAAATTGACCATTAAAAAGGCCATAAAAATAGCGCTCACCATTAAGATGAGTGCCTTCAACTTGCGCTTATTCAATTGTCTACCTCCTATTTTAATATGTCTTCTGGTGCGGACGTCCAATTTTGGATAAATTAAAAGCACTGACCAACTGGCTGAGTGACTGCTAGTTAGTGGTGCTTGTGGTCGTTGCTTGAGTTGTTGGTGCTACATATGCTTCACCGGTGATAGCCTTGTAATCGTCAGCAGTAATCCCATCTGGTAATCCAACGACTGTTGCTAACGTTTCCTTGCTAATTGTTTTCCAATCTTGATATGCCCACGTAAATATTTGAACCATTATGCTGTCCCCTTTGCTGATTGACTGAGTGCAAGTTCTGTAATTGACTTCTGTAACTGATTGATACTGGTTTCTGATACCGTTTGCTGTTGTGCTAAAACCGTTGCCGACTGTACAGCTTGCTGACTAGTCTTCAGCACATCGGAATACTTGGTATTCAACTCATCAAGGGATAAGTCTGGCAAATTACCCGGATTGAGTATAACCTTTTTATCCGTATCGTACCGGAATTTGTCGGAATATTGAGAAAACTGGGTAATCCATGAATCGAGAATGAACACCTTTGTGTACCCATCTGCTTCTGTATTTTGGTACGCCGTAATGAAACCATCTTCATCATATTTGATATAAGTAAACATGTAATCGTCCTTTCTAAACGGTTGTTCCTGTAGCATCTACCCAGTTCTTGCCTGTGTACCATATTGGCTTGTTTAAGCTAGTGTCAAAATACTGATAACCTGCGCTAATGCCAGTTGGTCTAGAAGCTGTATCACCTGTTGACAAATGCAAAACTTTGGAATCATCAGCAAGAAGTTTCCAAGTCTTCCAACTAGTACTATAATTTGTCCGCACATACGTATTATTTAGCCCTATACCATACGCTATTTGGATAGTTGCGGAGGGGCTATAGTTTTTTTTAAAACAATGAACGTAATAAAAGTCTTGAGGAAGTCCCCAGTTAGCCAGACCACTTTCAGCCCAACCATTAAGATACATCCATCCCATAGGAATATCATTCATATCCGTATATGCTCCGTCAATTCTCCCAATAATAGCTTCATTAGCGGGGAGAATACTATTTCCATTTACAGATATTGTACCATTCTTGTTATCAGTAACTTTTGTACTCAATCCATTGTTTAAATCAGTAACAGTAGTGTAGTTACTTAAATCTGGAGTGTCACCCTTGTCACCTTTGTCACCCTTTTGTGAAACAAGGTAAAAGTCTTTTGTTGTGCGATCAGTATAATTTAAAGTAGCTTTCATCCACAAATATGGATTTGTAATCGTTGTAGCAACGATACTGTTTGACCAAGTTCCTGTTGGAGAAGTAGTTGCGCTATTTGAAATTTGATATTGAATTGTAGTTGAAGAAATGCCTGTACCAGTTTTTCCTTGAATACCTTGAGGACCTTGAATTGGACCGCAATCTTTCCACGCTCCACTAGTATAAACATAAAGTTCCTCATTGACTAAATAACCATCACCCTCATTTGCAGTGGTTGGTAATGCAGAAACTGAAGTAACTTGTCCTTTAATATCAAGTCCTTCGCCAGGGTCACCTTTGTCACCTTTAGCGATTGTGCTGGCAGCTTTGTTCATTGCTTTCACAAAGTCATCAAAAGCGATTGTGGTAATACTCGCACCAGACTCGCTCTCAATGTTGTTTGTAATGGTAAAACCGAGTGGCTTATCACTAGGATAAATACTTGTGCCTGCCTGATCAACCACCCAAATTTCTAGCTGATAATTTCCAGCCGGCAGGCCTGCAATCAAAGTTGGCATAGGCTGTAAATTAATCCAACCTGGGTTTAGACCAGCCAAACTAGTAATTGTGATAGGCTGACTTCTTAAATAACCGCTGGCATTGCCAATCTTGGCGGTAATGTTAGTGGCCTGAGTTAAGTCGACAACCGACCCGGCACTTTTGCAAATGAAGGTAAACATCGTCTCAGTGTCGCCTTGCTTTATTTGCCGTGGCGATTTAGTTGTAAACTCTAACGTTTTATCCATCGTATAGCCTCCTTTAATCATAATGTGGCAGATGGTGCTACGTAGTCCTCACCAGTAATTTGTTTGTACTGATCCGTTGTTAGGCCGGCACCCACAAATACCTTATAATAATTAGCATCATTTTGACCCCATGACTTAAATAATTTGCATTCTTCATAAATCGTCATTATTTAGCACTTCCTTTACTTAAAGTTGCTATTTGACTAGCTTGATCCATTACTAACTGACGCAATTGCATAATGTCTGTTGTTTGCTGCATTAACGTTTGTTGTTCAGCCGTTGGCACCGGTGCTGGTGGCTGTTCACTTTGCTTAGCATACTCATCAGCGGAGATGCCAGTCCAAGCTTGCCCATCAAAAGTCGGTTGATACAAGCCGTCTGGAACGGCCACGGTAGTGGCATTCTCCGGTTGTGTCACCGCTGATACCGCACCGGCAAAGATCTTCGTCTCTGGATCATATAAATAATAAGTTGTCATTGTTATCCCTCCTACCAATGAATCCAATCAACTGAGGCATAAAATTGATCGGTCGCCTCAGTGCTAGCAGTCGTACCGGCAAAGATCACACCACCAGCAGTCACCCACAAACTGATATATTTGCTAGGACTACTCAGAGCGCTATATGCCGGAATGACAAAAGTCGTTGGCACCATAGGTGCTACTTCCGCCGGAACACGGCCAACTGTGATATATTTTCCAGCCGATAAATTAGTTAGCTTGTTAATCCGCAACTCAACATGCTTAGCGAAGTAGCCACGGGTCTCAACATAGTAAACCAAGTTATCTGCTTTAGCTTCATTTTCTGTTGGAATGGTAGTATTAGTAAACGTTGCTCCAGTCGTCACCAACCAATCACCACTGCCGTCTTTACCGTCATTGTGGACAGTCTTGGTCCATTGATTGCCACTGTAACTCTGAACTGCCGTTAATACTTTACGCCCAGCAGCATTATTTTCAACACGAACGCGTAGCAATGAGCCATCGCCAGCTGCTAAAGGCCCATTTTTGAAATTAGAACCTTCATATTGGCCACTAGGTAATTCCAGAATATCTTGCCCATCATCCAACAATTGACTGTCAGTTTTCTCGTTGCTCTGTGGAATATTTGTTTGAATTTTGGTGCCATCTAATCTACCCGCTGCCATCAAATAGAACTTACCATTGGCAACCACACCCAGAATTAGCGTATGGCCTAACGTATAGGCGCCTTCGGCTTCTAGTAGATAATTCTCAACATCAGTAATCGAATTTGGATAACTCTCATTGATGAACTCTGCTAATCCCGACTTAGAAAATTCGGCTTTGGTCACAATTTTGCCATCAATGTCGTAGGCTTGCAGTGCAATCTTCGTGCCATATGCCCCCATCGTCAAATAAACTTTGCCATTTGACATTGTAATGCCTTGCGGCTTACGGTCAAGATTACCATTTGGTTCTACATAGACATCCTGTTCAAAAACTGGCTTACCGGCTTGAATCGAATCCCAAGCATAAACCGAATATTTAGCGATTTTGCCGGGGGTCGCTTCGGTGGCAACGAAATTATTGCCCTCAACACCCCATTTAAATTTGCCATTGATTGGGATATTGTCGCCAACTTTACCCGTATCGTAATTGAAAATGGCATAACCGTCGCCATTCACAACCGAAACAATGAAACACAGCTCACCGTTGGCGTTATAGAAGTATGGAATGCCTTCTGAAAATGAGTTGGCTTCATTGACAAAGGACTTCATCCCCTTTAGCTCACCAGTCTTCAAATCGTGGATTTCAATCCGCGTTTCGGTGCCACCAGTAATTTCGGTCGATAAATATAATTCATTCTTGTCCTTATTGACTGAGAAGCCCTGTGGGTACCAACCAGACGTAGTCGATTCTTGCCAGTCAGTCTTCAGCAGAATCTTCAGATTAGTAATGTAAGCATCACTGGAATTAGTGGCAAAATTAGTAATCTCGGCAGTCATGCCATCGAGCTTGCCCTGCACAGTGGCATTAAATTGGTCACTCCACGTCTTTAAATCAGCATTAGTGACGACATTGCCATCTTTAATTTTTTGAGCTAACCCATCTAACTGCGCCGTAAGTGCTAGGACTGTAGCTTGAATCTTCGTATAGGATTCCGTTACGGTGCTGATTTGGCTATTAAGCTGTTTCTTGTACTGATCAATTGTAGCCTCACCTTCGTCAAGCAACTTTTGTAGTTCTGTCCGAAATGGAGCTTTGTTAACAAACATATCAGGATTGCCGTTGTAGACATGGAACCATACACTGAAGGTAGTAACACGTTTACCGTCAGCATTTTGTAACCCAAAGAAGCCATAGAAATAGCCTTCCTGTGGAAAAATCGTACCTGGTAGGTTCATTTTAACCCGGCCTAGGCCGATAATGTCATCACTAGAACCAACATAACTAACCGCCTCGCCAGTTTCGGCCGTTACTATTCCGTTTTCGTCTAAGCTACCTACAAAGCCCGACATAAAGGGAACTAACCCATCTTCAAATTGTTGTGCCAGCCCGTGCTCCTTCAAATTGACAACCAGTGGAACCTGTTCATCGCCCACTCGGCCGTTGAAGCTATCACTCAAATCAAACGCGTCAGCGGAGTTAATCTTTTGCTTGTACGTATCCAACGTAATCGTACTAATCATTTACTCACCTTCCTCAATCTCTACTACTTTGCCGTTAACAATTTGGATCGGTACATCATAATCAGACAGAATGTTGACGATAGCTTGAACATTCGCATCTCTATTTTTATTGTTATCTTTGATATTTTTAAAATCCTGATTAATCTTATCCTGATCCAAACTTAGCCTATCCTGGGCACCATCTAAATAATTCAAAGCCTTTTCAATCGTCTTAAAATTGCCAACAAGCTGACTTCTAAAAGTATCATCTAATACATTTGACAGCTGGTCAGTTACTAGTTGTATTGCCATCGCTATCCCCTTCTTTCGTTACTGCAAGTTTTCCATCGTCGCCAATCGAAACTAAAAAAACAGCCCCGTTAGGTGACTGCATTTTTATCGTCTTTGGAATCAGTCCATCATGCCAAGCCTCGACGTCAGATTTTAACAAGTTGAAAAATTCGTCTGTACTGGCTGCAACTGCTTTAGTGACGCCTTTGTCAAAGTCCTTAACAGCTTGGCTGTGAGTCACAGGATAGAATACTATTTTGTCGCTCCCCGCGATTGGTCTAATATCAGTCATTAACCTCACCTACCTTATCCAGCACCATAATGCTTGTAGCAGCACCAGCTACGAGCTTGTTGCTCTCATTTTTGATTTGTTTAATAACTTGAGCATCTCGGCTGCGGTTAGCTTGCAAGCGTGCCGTAATCATTGCTGGGTCATCTTTAAGGTTGCCAAACGTCACAGTTGAGATAGTGTGCGTGCTTTGCAAATACAGCGTCTTAGCTGCGATCCGTGTCTTCACGTCAATGCCGTTTCTAGTTCGCAAATAACCATAGTTTCCAATGGTAGCATCGTTAGTTGCTCCAATCGGTGAAGCTGTCTGAAATGTGTTCAAGTTAGCCGTGTACTGTACCTTAGGATAATCTTGTAACTGCCCTGGCAGCACCTTCTTCAACTCATCTTCGCTGTTGATACTATCTGACTGATAGTCATCGGCTGCAATTTTACCGTAAAGTTTAGCATTCGGGCTTACATAATCATAGCTGCAACTCGGCTTGTCATTGTCGTTGTGCTTGCCTTCACCGTGAATCTTGGTTGTAATCGTTGTGTAGTCATTAGTCTCAGCGACCGAGTTGACATCATCGCCGTCCACGAAGACAAACGCGTCCTGCTTACCAATCGTTTTATAAATGTCAATGTGATAATTATCATTAGACCATTCAAAACCGAAATCAGTCACCAATGTGTTTAAGAACAAGTCTAACCCGTGCCCATTACCGAATTCTTCGTCGCCAAAATCGTGATCACTGATTGTATCGTGGATCGTGTACGTGAACTTGGTGCCATTGGTGATCAAATCCATACAATTTTTAAGCGTCTGTTTGCCTTTAATCGTGCTACGTACATAATTGTCGTTAAGGTCTTGGATAACGCTTAGACAAGTTACCGTACGGCTATAATACTTACCAGCCGTACTGCCATCGTTTTCAGATACCCGGAACAGCATACCCGTGCCAGGTTCCTGAATTAAAGCCCGTGGTGAAAGCATTGCATAGCCTGTCATATTGCTGCCATCATTCCATGTCGTGAAATCCAGCTGAGCGACTTGTCCGAGTTGCAAAGTTAATTGCAATCCAGTTACTTTGAGCGCTTCTGACGCGCCTGTGTAATCCGTTATGATAAGCATGTCAAAAGCCTCCTAGTAGTAAAAGTGTGTTTTAAAGCTGATTGTAAAGTCATTCGTGCCACTGACTGTCAGCTTGTTATCTCCCGGCGCAAAATCCAGATAACCGTGATTTGATTTGCTAAACACCGACGTGCCACCAACGACCATCTTCAAGCCATAAATTTGCAACGGTTTACCCTTAGTCAGCGGCATCGTGACCGTTAGGTTTTGGCTTGTTGTTTGATTAGTAATTGTCACCGCCTTGTTAGCTGTACAATCCAGCGTGATTAATACCGGGTGCTCTTCGGCCCGCAGTGGTATTGTGCTGCCGTTCCAAATCGTAAAGTTGGCTTGATTAGCAAACTCATACTTTGGTACTGACGTTAAACTGGCACTCATACCAAATCCATTCAGGAACCCTTTATCAAGGCTTGTCAGCACGGTTTCAGCAGCACCATCAATACATGTCAGGTTGACCGTGATAGCCTGTGTTCCCCAATAATTACTCTGTCTAGCGTACGTGTAGCTTTCTGGCACGACCTTCCAACGTAAATAAGCAATGCGCCGGTTGATGATATAGAATGGCTCATAGCCTGCAAACACCTTGAGCACGCGCATGCGCTTTAATTCATAATCATAGTTGTCCGCCGCATTCACCTTGAACACCAGTGGGATTGTTGTCTGTTGCATTTGGGTATCAGTTAGAACCGTACTGTACTCGCTCATCTGAGTAAACGTGTGTTGATAGTTCGACCCAGGCGGGTCAAAACTAATCACGTGAATACCTAGTTGTTCTAAATCATAAACCGTGCCATCCATTTTCTGAATAACAATTGAACTCACTAATGCAAACCTCCCTTCTTAGCTTGAATCGTAATATCACGTTGCTGCATAAGCTTAGCCTTAGGATAAACCGCTTGTGTGAGAACACCGCTGTCTAATGGAACAGTAATCGTCACATCGCCACTGATTGCTTGACTGCCAACAACTTGTCCTTCTGCCTGTGCCACGCCACGTGATGCAAAGCTTGGCGCTGTGCGTTGAATACCTGCCTTAGCAGTTCCAATTACTCGCATAGCCTTAGCAACTAATCCATTAGGCGCTTTAGCAGCACGTGCTCGTGCCGCCTCAACAATCAGGCTGTCAGCACTATCACGTTCTGGGTTAACCACGTATTCTGGGTTATTTTCAGCCAACCATGCTAGCTGTTTCTTCATGACACGACCGCCGGAATCGTAACCCATTGGGCCACTCACGGTAGAAAACGCACTTGACCCTGAGCCATATTTAGCCTTCATATAATGAATACCAGCTAGCAAATCATCATACCCGTTGAGCGGATTGTTGTGACCCCTGAACTTATACGCATCAAATGTTGGCTGAATCGTCTGAACGAGCCCTTTAGAAGGATGCCCAGCTTTAGCATTAGGATCCCAAGTGTTAATCACTGATGGATCCCCGTTTGATTCGCGTCTGATAACCTTCATCCAAGCAGCCACTTGACTGTCGGTAGCAGCGAACCCGTTGGCCTTTAATGCACGGACAACATATGGCCGCCAACGATTAACTGAATGGCCGGACGGATTACCCGCACTCGCACCATAAGTCATTGGATTATAGCTCTTACCACCTAAACCAGCACGCAACTCATAATGGACGTGAGGTCCGCTCGATTGACCTTCACTACCAACCCACGCAATGATTTGCCCAGCTTTGACATGCTGACCAGTCTTCACTTTCATTCGTCTCATGTGTCCATAAATCGTGTCTACGGACGCACCAGACGGTTTGATAACAACCCAGTTACCGAACCCACTAGCTGGGCCTGCCTGCACGACAGTACCACCATATTGAGCCGGAATCGGCGTGCCTAGTGGTGCAGCAAAGTCGATACCTTTGTGGAAACCACCCGCACGTGGGCCATATCCCGAAGACACTTTAAACGGCGATCCAAAATGTGGTGCTAATGAACCAGCACCGTCTTCAGATGTGTCGGAGAACTGATCAAAGAACCCTTGTACATACTTGATTGCATTATCAATTAAAGAATCCTTAGCCCCACTCGCGATCGCACCAAACGCAGTAGTATTATCACTGAACGTCTTTGCAAGCTTACCAAGGCCAGTTGCGTTAGCAATTTTGTTGACCACGCCACTAGCACCTTCGCTAACAAGATCAACGGCGCCCTCAGCGCCTTTCTTTAAAGCGCTGAACGTGCTGGTTAGCCAGCCAGGTAATCCAATCTTGTACCCAGGCAAACCTTTAGCCATCTGAGCAAATTCAACAGACATACCATGTGGCAAAATAGACGCACCGGCGGGGATGTTACGAATCTCAGGGCCGTCAACACCAATTGGCATAATTGAACCATTCGACGTTCCCATGTATTCGAATCCTTCTTCACCAACGAGCGCCGTATGTTCGCCCATGGAACCGTTCAGACCAGCGGCATGCTTACTACCGGCTTTCCACTCTGGAATGTTGCCCCACTTTTTGTTCAAAGCATGTAGAACGCCGTTGATACCGCCAATCATACCGTTCCAGATTCCACGCATATTATCGATAAACTCATTCCACGATCCCTTAACGTCACCGGTTTCAGAGTCTACCGCGCCCTTATGCTCTCCAGCCTGCTTCGTTGCTTCGTCAACAACTTTGGTATGGGTTTCCTCAGCTTTTTTAACCGTATGTTTCTTTTGAGTGTCTGCAGCGTCGATTGCGTTATCTCTTTGGGTTCTTGCATTTTTAATAACTTCATCGTACTGTTTCCGACTCATAGTGCCGTTCTCGTAACGCTCTTTATCAGCTGCCGCAACTGTCTTTTTGTACTGTTCGTTCGCTTTATCAACTCGATTGTCGCGTTGCTTTTCGGCGTTCTTGATAGTTTGATCACGTTCTTTAGCTGAATCCTTGATAGCTTCGGTCATTTGTTGCTTTGAAAGCTTGCCCTTGTGATCTTTCAGATTTTCAAGAATATCCAACTGTTTACCAGACGATATCTTAGTCGCCTTCGTCACTGAATCATTCATTTTGGATTCATCTTTAGACAACGACTTTAGATATTTTTTTCGAGCAGCATTAATATTCGCATCATATTGCTCCTCAATTACTTTACGATCGGATTGATAAGCTTTGTTATTCTTGCCATCAGCCTTTCTCGCCGCAGCCAAAGCTTTATTCTTTTGCTTTTCAGCTTTGGAAATAGTTGAGTAATATCCATCTGAATCTCGCTTCATCTGCGCAATATTAGCCTTTTTAGCTTCTGATTGTTTTTTATCATTAGCTTTGCTCTTCTTGAGCATTGAATCTGCTTCGCTCTGAAACAAAACACCATTTCTTACTAATAATTTATAATCATCTTTGGATGATTTCTGCTTATTTCTATAATACTTATCCACTGACTTTCCCATTTGCCCATAAATGGTATCAGTAGTTTGTTTTGCTAAATCAAGGTTCTTGGGATTAACTTTAAATTTAATTGTTGCCTCACGATTCAACGTTTTCGAAAGTTTGGTATATTCTTTCGAAAATTGCTTATCGTTGAATGACGGCTTGAAACCACTGTTGAAATGGTCTGACATTTTGTGAGATATGTCGGTCGCTACATCAGACATCTTCCCTGTTAATTTTGGGAAGGTTTTTGATACGCCTTTTTGTATATCTTCACCAAAAGTCTGACCAAGCTTACTACCTGCTAATCCACCGATTACACCACCAACGGCAGTACCAACGACCGGCATAACTGCAGAGCCGGCAGCAGCACCTGTGGCAGCGCCACCAGCCGAACCAGCAAATCCGCCTAAGTGCTTGCCTAGTGTCTTCTTAGTCGTACCAAACAACTCTGGCACCGACGCGGCAATGCTCATATATGGAACAGCTTTAGTGAGCCCACGAGCAGCCGTCATGGCTTTACCACCACCTAGACCACTAGCTGCTTCAAGTTCTGCGGTTGAGGTGGCGCCGCCCTTAGAAAATAGTCGTCCAAGAACTTTAGAACTACCAGCTGTAGCTGCAGTTCCGCCGGCTTCTTTAGCAACCGTCTGAGTAACGGCTTTGCCTCCCGAACCAGTAACGCCACTACCACCAAACAAATCAACTATCTTGGACACGGCAGCTGTTTCGACCAGTGCTTTCCGCACATTAGCCAGCATGCCAATAAACTCAATACCCTTTTTGAGCGCAAACATCGCAATAAATGCTTTGGTCAAGTTCTCGATCAACTCTTGGTTCTTGGATAAGTTCTTTAAAGCATCATCAATCTTGTCTAGTGGATCTTTAGAGTCTTGAGCCTTTTTGCCCACTAACCCAAACATCTTGGCAATATCATAAATGATGTCACTAAACGTCTTCCAGACAGTTTTGCCGATAATGCCTAATATCTTACCGAGATTTCCAATAATATCGACAATTGTATCTTTATGACCATCAATATATTTGATAAGTGCTACTAAGCCACTAGTGACAGTCGAAATAGCACCAGAAATGAGCTTGGCATACTTCTTCATCATGTCGTCAGACAGCAGTTCACGTAGGTCCTTGGCTACACCTTTAGTCATAGTGAAAGAACTAGACATAATGTTGCCAGTCAAGACGGACCATCGAGACTTGATATACATACTCATTCCTTGGAATGACGTCATTGCTTCCGCAGTACCGCCTTTGTACTTTTTACCCAGATAATCTAGCGTTTCTGTGAATTGCTTGGCTGATAGTTTTCCGGCAGCTGACATGGCATACAACTGCTTCATTGACTTGCCAGTAGCCTTCTGTAAAGCCTCTCCAAACATTGGAAATCGATTAATCATGACAGCCATATCTTCAGAACTAGCTTTACCACCGGCAACAATCTTGGCAAATTGCTCACCGGATTCCGCTAGGGCATCGTTACTCATGTGTAATGTTGAACCTAAGGCAACGAATGAGTCCGTCCAGCGCTTAGTTTCTTCAACATTGGAATGAACGTGATAGAAACTTTGCGACATACGGTTGATCGTGTCGGCGGCATAAATCGAATGTTGTGATAGAGAGTTGATATAGTCGACCAATTCTTTGCCATCTTTGGGCGCTTCGGTTGTCAGCGCAGTCCAAACAGTCTTCATCGTGTCTTGTTCCTTGTTGTACTCCATACCAGCTTTAGCGGCGTCTTTAAGCCCTACAACTAGACCTTGTACACCAGCTTGAATCGCGCTGCCAAGGAATGTTCCCACAACAATCTCTTTGAGGTGTGAAAAACTATGTTCAGTTGATTCAGACTGTTTCTTCAAAGCAGTTAAATCATCAGAAGCTTGTTTTTTATCTACTTTTAATCGCGTAGACTTCTTTTCAGGAATGCGACTGATTTCTTTTTTCCAGTCGATAACTTCGCCGCGTTCCGATTTAGCTTTCAAAAGTGTTAACTGATTTCTCGGAATCCGGTTGAGCATCTTTCTAAAATCTTTTACGCCAGCTTCTTTCGCCTTAGCTTCCAACTTAGTAATAACTGGAGAATTAAACTCATCATTAATTTTCTTCTTGGTTTTTTTAGCTTTACGTTGAACTTTATCAGAATTCTTAGCAAAGGATTCGTCCATCTGGTTACCAGCATCAGCTCCAAGCGTCTTCATTAAATTATTGACTCGTTCACGATCACTCATGAATGATTTGGTATTCATTAACAAATCAATTGTTACGGTTCCATCTGCCATGAACTATCCCTCCTTTGCTCTTTCTGCTAACATGCCGAATACTTGCCCCATCTGGCTATCTAAACTTGCTTGTGTGTCTTGGTCGTCCAAACGATAGTAGTCTTGTGCTTCCAATAAGCTAGTAAGTTCTTCGCCTTCCAGTCCGTTAGTTGACTTCTGACGAATAGCGACAATACGACGGAACTGAGTTGTCTCACTTAGTCCGTCCAACATTGCCTTGAACTTTTCCCAACGCAACTTACCCTGCTGCTCAATTAAGTCGATATGATAGTCAGCCATAAATGACGAAAAAATAGCATCAGCATCTTTCTCATAACTAAAAAAACGTTCTTGCGGTACAGGGTCGCCATTTAAATCAACGTCGGGATCATCATCGTGATCGCCATAAACCGTTTGTTGAACGTATTTAGATATTTCAGACACAACTGATACCATTTGTTCTGCAGTGACGTCCGTGCCTTCGCCTACAAACGCATTGAATGCTAGGTAGACTTTTTTTGCATCATCAACCTTTTCGTCATCGAGTAAGATATACCAGCGGAGCACATTGTCGAAGCTTAAATCGACAGTCCATTCTTCACCGCCAATCGTTATTGTTGTACCGAGCGGCTCAACTAGGCTAAGCATTCACATCACTTCTTCTTCGTAGCTTTGCGTGACTTGTAGTAAGTGTCAATGTAGCTATCCCGCTGTTCACGCAGTTCATCGTATTCCTTAACGACCATAAAGAAAGCAGCCGCCATTCGTTCGGTACTCTTATTGGTTAGTTGATAGAGGTCATCGCCAGCACCTTCTCCAAATTGATCATCAAAAAATGCACCCAGTTCGCCTTGCAAATCCTTATAAAGCTTATTTAAGAATTGACGTTGCTCCTTCACCGGTTTGTCATCTAGTTCCGTCATTTTCTTTTGGTCATCTAACGCTTGCAAATGCTTGCCAACACTCAAACGAGTATTTGCCAGTTTCATGTTTAACTCATCATTAAAATAAAGCTTCGCATGCCGCTTGCCAAATTTGAACTCCGCAAACTCCTGTGGTCCGCCTGCCAGATTAATTGCTGTCATAATATAAAATCCTCCTATATTTTAGTATGTATGAGGGCAAAGCCCTCGTTAACTAAGCTTGGCTGCCAGGCACTGAACCTTGTGTAATGGTCCCGCTAGCGCTAGTCGTCCCATCTTCATCAAATTCAACCGTCTTACCGTTCTTGTCAGTCATGATTGGCTTACCATTGAACGATAACGTAAAGCTGAACGTCTGCTTGGCATTGGCATTACCACCCATTGGAACGATAGCCGTCATCGTAACGTTTGACACAATCTTATTGCCTTCCGGATCAGTCCAACGTGCTAATGTTTTCAAACTTTCGCCGATAGCAAGAAACTTGCTTGCTACGTAGTCTTGTGCAGCATCGCCCACGACCCGATGACCAGTAAACGCAAGTGTGATACGTTTGCCAGTTACATCGGTATCGGTAAAGCCACCACCATCGTAATAAGCAGTGTTGTCGTCAGTTTCATTGGCGGCGGGTGTAACTCCAGAAATCCCAGCAGCCAGCAGTGCCCATTTAGAACTAGCTAAATCGCCAGATGGATCTTGATTACCAGCAGTGTCGATTTCAAACTTGTTTTTGTAGTTCATTGTGAATTTTGACATTCTATAAATACTTCCTTCCTTAATTAAAAAACGCTATTCAGTGCTTGTAAAAGTGTTAACAATCACGGAAAAGCTCAGCTGATAGGTCGAGTAACCTTGAGTATCCTGATCAGATATGCTTGGCTGTCCATTAATCGTTAGTGATTCAAATTCAAAACTGTCGTTATTACTAACTAAGTCGTCGGCCGTCAACACATCTAAAGATTGAGAGACGAGCCACAGCGTCGTATTGGCTTGTTGCTGATTTTTAGTACGCATGCCAACTTCATAATTCATTTGCCACTGCTGATTACCTGCATAATCTTCGTCAAGTACTCGACTACCCGGTAGTGGATAAAGTGACAGCGAATCAGCAACGGTCAGATAGCCAAGTGTACATTTCATCGGCAAGTTGGGCACTTTATTGATACTTGCTGCTAGTCGTTCCAATAAGTCCATCACTTCATCCCCTCGGTAAACGCCTTAACCCAGCTATCCATAAACATTGACTTAGCTTTCAAATCCCAGCGCTTTGTAGTGCCTGGGGTTGTGTAATTATGAACTGGGTGTCCGTTTATAATTCCGTAGAATTGTGCCTTGGCATAAGGCATCGCATACGTTATTTGCCCACCATCGGCCGTAGCATGCACGGAATCGCGTAAATGGCCTTGATCTTTAGGTACGAACTGTTCCATGTCTGACATAGCCTGATTGACTAAGGCATATTGCCCGCGTTTCACGTTATTAAGACTGGTCTGGTCCATGAAGCCATCTAGGTCAACATTGATTCTAAATGCCATCACAGCACCTCCAATTCATACGAGTACAAATCATTACTAAACGGTTCACGATTGTCGATAATCTTTTGGACGGTGTACTCTTCACCCTCAAATACAAGCTTAGAACCGACGTTGTTCTTAGTAATCGTTGGTAGTGGGATACTAATCCCTGCGTACAGAAAAACAACCGCGTTAGCCACGATTGTCCGATCATTGTTGCTACCAGAGTAAATCGTTTGCGGTTGCACAACGCAATGTTCAATTTTAACTGGCTTGCCCGCAAATGGCTGACCCCATTCATCCGTTTTAGTTGGATCAGTCAGAGTGAGCGTAATTGTCTGCTGACACATCCGTTTCGGTGGCTTCATCATCATCGGTAACTCACCGCCTTACTCATCAGCCCAATTTGAGCCAAGATTGCGACCACGCCGGTAGCCAGCCCAGTCTTGCCGAAGTTAGTAGCATTAACGTTAGAGTTTGACTGTACATGAGTTCTACCAATCTCAATACTGGATAAGTCCTGGTTAGCAATGCCCACTGGCGTATCAGCACCCAATTCTTCAAAATACTCACATTGCAAAGCAATCGCCCGTTTAAACTGCTTAGCACGAAATACTTGCCATTGGGTGCCAGTCAAGTCATCAACCAACGAATGAGCGGCGTAGTCAGCGTTATAGAAGAACTGAGTCGTAATATCGACTTGCGTTTCAGCGGCCCGTTCGTGTTGATCAAATATCGTTTCATCAGTAATCATGGTAAAGCCATTCTGTTGATACTCTTTAAACGTCAAATAGGCCATCTAATCACTTCCAGTCTGATTATTTACCAGATGTAGAAGCTGGCGTTCCTGGCGTAGCAGCTACGTAAATAGCTGGTTTAGCGTTATCGAACACGATAGCATCGTAGTATGACAAGCCTTTGACAGTAGTACGGTAACCGGAACGGTCAGTGTCGTCAGATACGATGTCAACTGAATCGTACTTCGTAATTGGTGCAATGGCGCTCAATGGAAGCAAGAAGAAGTTAACAGCATCAGTGATACTTAACCCTTGAATCCGCCCTTTAGCAACCGGGATAATTGGCACACTACCATCGATTTGACCAACTTTGCGGTTAATCCCGTTGATACTCATGTCGTTAACAGAGAACGTCTTAGACACGCCATCAGCGTTCTTTAATGCCTTGTAGTAGGCACTGGAAACGAACATTGCAAAGCCACCGGGAACTTCATTATCAAGCATGAATTGTTCCGCGTCATCGTAGGCTGCTAAAGCGTTCTTACTGTCAATCGTGTCAGTAATCTTGGTGCCGGCGTTATCAAAGATGGTTTGAGCAATAAATTTATCCTTGTGTGGCACCGTAATTAGCCGTTGATGTTCTTCTACAAGGTTTTGCACGGTTAACGCGCCACTTTCTGACATATCCAACTTGTCTAGATCGTAGCCGATCCAATCTTCTTGCTTAAGTTCAATAGGCACCTTTTCGACGTTGATGTTGTGACGTACATTATCACCATTGCGCACGTACTTAGTAGCTTCTGCAAAACCGTCCATCTTGTTAATACGGACCGTGTGAACACCGTCAAAGTCAGCAGCCGTAATTGATTTGGCACCACCTTGAAGTGGTTGCCATAGTTGTGATTCGGCAGCAAACTTTTTATCAATCGTGTTTAAATCCTTTTGATCCAAAACTAAAGTCATTAGTTAGTTCCTCCTATTTTTCCGCAGCACCCATTCGTGCTGCAATACGTTGTGTTAGTGACGGTTCACCACCACCGGTACTACCGCTAGGATTCCCACCAGCAGTAATCTTCACGGCTGGTTTACCGCCGTTATCGTCACTCTTGTCGAACAGGTAGTCATGTGACTCCTGCAGCTTCTCAATCTGTTCACCGATACCCGTTAGTTGACCATCATCGCCAAGCTTGACAGTATCCATGTCGATAAACGGCATGATCGCCTTAGCATCGCGAGCTTTAGCGTCGCGAAGTGCCATTTGTACAGCGTTGTCAGTCTTAACCTTAGTCAAACTAGCAGCTGCTTCACTGTCCTTCGTCTTGATGGTTTCTTGTAACGCTGCAATTTGTTTGTTGAGCTTTTCAGAATTTCCAGCTTGTTCGCCAAGTGACTTGATTTGACCATCACGATCCACAACTTGCTGCTTAACTGAATCAAGTTCCGATTTAGTATCAGCTACTTGTTGCTTGATTGGCTCAATACCAGCGTTATAAAGTTTCATCACCTCGGTCGTTTGTTTATCATCTAACCCTAATGTTTCTAAATCTTTTCGTTCCATGTCAATCGCTCCTAACGTTATTTATTACGCGGTAACGGCCGCGCGAATTGATTGCATAAGTAATGAGCAGTTTAGTGACATACTCAGGTCAAATAGCATATTTATGGTTCACTACTATAGACTTGCTCCCGACCATAGCTTCGATGTAGGAAATCATGATCCTTTACTAATTCTCGCAACGATTTCTGTTGGCTACTAATCAATGATTTATAGTGAGACATGCCAACATCATCACCCAACTTCTGCGCAGCAGCCAGCTTCTTCTTAGACTGCCTGATTGCTCGCTCATAGCCACGTTGTTTGGCTTGAATGTTGCCCTTAGCAATTGCTGCTTGCGGGTCATACTGCGGCTGGTGGTTAGTGTTAACACCCTCAGCAAAAGGATAAAGCGTGTGCGAGCAGTTAATGCCTTGAGTACCCGCCGGCGTACCATAACCATGATTGTAAATGCTATCGTATTTGGCGTTGTAAGTATCACTACCCGGTTCGGTAAGATTAACAACGTGACCTTGAATATAGGCACACGCTTCACGAGCAGCTGGATGGGAACTCATAACAGCTAAGGTAGTCCCAAAGTCTTGCATACGTTTTAAGCGCAAGTTATTAAACGTCCGATGGGCTGTGGTATTGATTACCGTACGAGCATAGCCTTCAAGTGACCAATTATGGCCACCCTTATCGACTAAATTGGATTTAATACCAGCATCCACCCATTTATAAACGTTATCTCGTAAAGCCCTGTCGTGCGTTTTAAGGCCGACCACCGTTTCCATGGTGGTTTGCTTGATGATTCCTTGATAAGCTCGCATGGCGCCATTCTCGTTGTAATTAGTGGACAATAACGACTGGTTAACCGTGTTATCCAGATCTTTCCATGTTTGATTTTGTAAAGAATTAATAGTGTCACGAATCTCATCATCAACTACGATTTTCTTATGCAATTGCTGGCTCAACGTAGCATCAATTTCGTTGACAATTTGAAAACCATTATCACTTACGAGCTTTGTAATTGCTTGTTGCGATTTGCCAGTATATTTGGCCACTAAAGCAATGACTTGCTTGTTTAGCACGCCCATCTTAGCCAGCTGTTCAATTTGCCAACGTAAAACGTTCTTACTATCAACTGTGTCAAACTTAGTTGTCTTAAGCATATCAATGATTCTGGCATAAATGTCCTGTTCGAGCTTGGAATAGATATCAACGGCCGCACTCGCATCGTGCATCATCGAATCCTGGGTAATCATTCACCATCACCACCACCAAGAATAGCTGAGTGACTTCCCTCGTACGTATCGGTTGGTGCTTCAGATTGAATCTTAGCTAACTCCTCAGCAGCTTGTTCGTCAGTCATACCATAATTACGTTGTAAAAATGTCTGTTTAGATAGTGCTCCAATAGCCAATACCTTAGCGTCTTCTTCGAGTTGTTTGTCCTTATTAACGAACACGCCATCGTCAAAATGGCATTCGATGTCGAGCGGTTGACTGGCTGAGTCAAGCTTAAATAATGGCTGACCGTCATCAAATAGATCACCAGCGTTGGCTAACTCAAAGATTGACTGGCACAACTCATCAATGGCTTTTTCAACCATTGTCAAATAGCTTGAGCGAGTCTGATAAGTCATTGAATTATTGCTGACAACCTCGGTTGCTGTTTTAACGCCATCATCGGAATATGAAAATGTTCCAGTAGACAGGCCAATTTGAACTTCAAACTCCTTGATAAAGTGGTCGATAGCATCCTTATACTGAACAGTTCTGATAGGCGTTGTCATGTCCTTAACACCAAGGCCATTATTGTCATCTGACAATACGCCAACATAGACATTTTGTTCAGTATCAAACGTTGGCTTGTGCTCATCATCAAACCGCAGCATGCCCGGTTGTACCGCAATGTGCTTCTGACCCAATCTTATTTCCCAAATAAACTGATCATGAGTGTCATTGATGTCGTCTAAGACGTGCTTAGCGTTATCCACGACACCTAAGCCGAGCGGACTCTCAATGTTAATGTTATTAGCTCCCGGCGTTTTAAAGTAAGCGAACAGTGGCCGTTGTAAGCCACTAATGGTGACTTGTGGTGCCAGCTCTTTGTATACCGGCAATGTGGATAGTGGTACTTGATTGCCCACTACGTCAGGGCTATCTGACTTGTACAGCTCGTTGGTGATCTGATAGCTACCGTCACCTTGCCATTGATGGAATTCAAGCAACGTGTAGTATTTAGTCTGGTTGCTTTCAGTACGCTGTGTTCGACTAGCAATAGCCGCTTCACTAATATCATTTGTATTAGATTGAAGCGGGTAGAATTGATCAGCCCGCACCCATGCAATCTTGATATGGTTGCCGTCAATATAAGGTCGCATAGCAAAGCCACCTAGGGCAACCCCTTTCTCAAGTGCTTCCTCAAACTTATTCTTGAAGTCGTTATCTTCCAATACATCGTTTAAGAATTTGTCCGCTTCATTGCTATCCTTGACGTGAATTTCAGCTTTCTCATTAAAAATCACTGAGGCAATCCGGCGAGCGGCAGTTTTTGCCATGTTTATTGTGTTCTTGGGACGCTTTTTTTCAATGCCATCTGATGCCTGATAGTGAACATATTGTAATTTGTCGCTGTAATATTCCAAGTCGGTTTGGATACGAACATATTCATCCGGGTCAATACTGATACGAGGATCATCTGTGATTTTACTTAAACTTCCTGTTACTCCCGTGGCTGCCGCCCCCTTCCAGAATAAATCTTTAATTCGTTGAATTAGTCCCAATTGCTTCACCTACCATCTCAAATCAAGATCACGCAAGTTATCCAGTACGAAATACTGAAACGCATCGCATGTATGGTCATCTACCTTGATAACCTTTGGCTTGTCGCTTTCTAGCGTCTTACCGTCCCATTGATACTTGCGATGTTCATCAATAAATATCTGGTTGGCTTCATTATCAAGATAGTAAAAACGCCCAGTGGCTAGTAAGTCCTGGACATGGTCAATCATCGCCGTCTTTTCAATCTTGTGGACGTGGTTCCAATGCCGGCCATATTTCTTAAAGTATTCATGGTCAATAGCGTAGTCAGACGTCGCCTCATCGGCCGATCGTTTCCATGCTTTCTTGTGCCATTGTTTCTCACGACTATCCTCAAATGCGTACAGCTCGTCTGCTAGCTCGCTAGGCGGCTTCTTAACTGACTGATGGGCTGGTGAGTAGTAATAAGTATCTAGCAAGATAACGCGCTTCTTAGCCGTCAATGCAATACATAGCTCAGTCGTGGCTGATACCTGCTGTCCGCTATCTTGGCTGAAGTATAGTGACTTAATGTAGTCATCGTCTGGAAACACTTCTAACGGCTTGAACAGGCTCTGATTATAGATGCTCGTACCTAACCCAATAACTTCGCCCAGATACAACCAGCGATAGTAGTCGTAATCGTTCTTCTTGTACTGCTCTATCAAGTCAAGCGTTTGCTTGCTGGTAAAGCCACGCACGTCGCAGCGATAGTCACTCGTGTCAATCAGATAATTGTCATCCTTTGACACTTTATCTATCCACTCGTTAATCCAGTCATACGGGTTCTTAGGTGGGTTATATGAGTAGAACACTTTGACCTGATTAAGCCAATCTGGTTTCTGCCGAATAAACGTCGGGTTAGCTTGGTCGAACACGTCACTAGACTTCATGTTGGCGGCTTCTTCGTACCAGACGGCCACTACATCACCTACGATGTTTGACTTGAGCTTATATGGGTTGTCGGCACCATAGAAGTAGAACGTGCTGCCAGTTCGCTTGTGCTGTATTGTGAGTGGCGATTTATAAGCAATAAACTCGTTGTCCATGTCAAGCATGCTGAGTGCCCATTGTATCTGGTTGTAAACCGTGTCATGTAAGTCTGACTTGTTTGCCAGCACAGCAATGACGTTCGCCTTGTGATGCTGCATGATAGCCTTCTTGACCATTGTTACTAACTTTAAGCTGATAACGGACGACTTGAACGAACCACGGCCACCGTTTGCAACGATGTAAGGCTTGCCAGTCGTCCACATTCGCTTAAAGTGAGGGTTAATCAAGTCTGATATCCTGATAACCTTCTTGATATTCGTATCATCAACTACCAGCGTCTTCATCTTCTATGCCTCCCACATCATCAACTATCAGTGTCTGTCCCTCATTACTTTCACCACTCCGGACCTCTTTAGCCTTAGACTCAGCAATATCTGCTTCAGCCTCAGCTTTACGAATCTGAGCATCATTCATTGACCGGTCTAGAATATCCTTGGCAGCACTAAAGCGTACCATCTCGCTACGTGCATCTAACAGCTCACGCATTGTCATAATGGCCTCGCTGGTTAGGTCACGCAGCATAAAACGATTATATTCATCCTGTGCTTGTCTAAATATTTCTTTCTGTTTCCATGCTGAAATGGTTGTTCTTGATATGCCGACATTGTTGGCAACTTCTCCTTGATTCATTTCGCCTGAAAACAGCAACATAATGGCCTTTTGCTGCTTTTTAGGTAACGAATAAAAAGTCGTCAATTGTCGGATTTTGTCGGATTTCATTACATACCACCACACCTCCATTAATTGGAATTAATTAGTCTAGCTCAATTGCTTAATTCGTTTTGACAAACAATAGCAACGTTTAAATAAATTAATTTGAATCCATGATTCAACGTAAGAATGATTATTCTCGTCGTATTTCGTTATATAATGATGTACCATTTGCTCAATTTCCTTTCTTTTCCAAGTTAAATCCATCGCCTTGTAAAGCTTGATATACCGGCTTAGTTTTATTTTCCAAACTAAAAGCGCCATGCTGTTTAGCACGACGCTTCATCCATTTATCTAAGTGGGCATCCATCTCTGCTTCTTGTGGCGTGACGTAGCCATATTTTGTGTTAATCATCTTTACCATGAGTTGCCTCGTTGTTTGAACAGAATGGATATTGTACCCCAAATAGTTCTAGATTAACTTTTTTCCAATCATTCTCAATAGCCTCGTTGCCTTCCATATTCATTGTGGTTCCTCCTAATCGTATGTACTTAAAAAAGCCTGACGTCAGCCAGGCCTATGTATTGTCGCCTCATAAGATGGCGATCCTGTTATTCAACAATACAATTTTATATCATACTATATCCAACATCATTTGAGTTGCAATACACACTATTTACTTTACTAAAAAGATCCCAACTAAATGTCAGGCTCCTGTACACGGTTATTATCAGAAAAACGATTATAGTTTTTGCAACCATGTTTGATTATATTACCACAGCGCGCATGTTCCTGCATGCAATCTGGTGGCCAGTTTAATTGCGCGTCTTATGTAGGTGCCGTCCAGTTTTCCGCACTGAACAGCAAGCAAGTAAGCTGAGTTATTGTTGATTCAAATGATTTCACGCACTGTCGCTTGCATACTTACTTGCTTAATGTGCTTGGTAGGGATTTGCACCCTACAACGTATGGAGGTTTTCAAGACCGCATACAATCTTTCAGCTAATTTGGACACACATTTATCGCTAAGATAAATTTCGGTGCGCTTCCCAAACGCCTTAGCCATGGTTTACCTATTCCGCCACAAGCACGCGTTATACAGTTTTAGCCCTCATGAGTGACCATGCTGCATAACTATATCGCCGGTAGGCCTCGAACCTACATCCCATTGTGGCTTGCCAATTAGCCCACAGCGATACTCACATTTAACGGCCGACGTTAAATACGAAGACTAATGCCGGCGGCAGAGAGGAGCGCATCACCCCTTATAAATCCACCGGCAACGTAGCCTGCTGGACTCGAACCAGCGACAACCTGATTAACAGTCAGGTGCTCTACCAACTGAGCTAAGGCCACAATAATAATCAATTAGAGCTATCAGAAAAACGTTTATTTGTCGCCCTAACCAATTATCGATAATACTAATTTACCACCAATTTATTGCTATGAAGTCCGGCTTGAGTTCGGAAAAAGTTCGGTTAAAGTCCGGTTTGAGTTCGGTTTTGGTAAATATTCAGGTCTTCTAGGTAATAGCTCTGTGCAAACTGCAGCATTGCCAATGGCTTCCAACGGTCAAAATACTGCGTCTTGCTGTAGCCAATATCCATGTAGCACATCGTATCGCTGTAACCTTGTAGATATAGCCGATCTAATATCTCCTGGCACTCATGATCACAGCGAGCCATGGCCTGAATAGTCTGTCGGACAATCTGCTCTGCATACAGGCGGCGTGTAATCCGATCCTCGGCCAAATTACCAGCTGGGGCCGACTTAGGCATGCCATCCATGCTAGGCGATTTTAAATCAGCGACCGAATGGCCGGACGCCCGAACTGCTTGCGGTAACTTCTTATCCAGGAACCGCCGCACCTGTTTAATTGTTTTCTCCTGGTCAATTGGTGGAAAAATTTCATCTGAAATAACTTGCTGTTCGCCCATCATGCGCCCCTCCGCTTTCGTATGCTATAATTAACTTATTCGGAATTAGTTGTAGCGCGGTCAGCAATGGCAGCGCCTTTTTTATTTATCTTCGTAGGCCATAGGATCGATTTTCAAAACCAGACGGTAATAGTTTTCTGCTGCTCTAGATTGCTGGTACATGTAAGCATCCGTATCATTACCTCCACTAGCCTTCCAACCCATCATCCGCTGATTCAAGTCCGTCAAAAGTTCAAATGGCAGCTTAGGTGCCAATGATTCAATAATTTCAATCGGCAACATTACCGGTCACTCCTGTCCTAAATAGAAATTTTGCTTAATACGATGAGAATTCCACGTCCTTATACTTCTTCCAGAAACGTTTGATTAGCCGAATTAATTCGTACCGTCTCAATCGCAGGTGAGCTGTGAAGATAGTAGCCGCCGCTAAGTCAGCCATTAATTGGTTATAACTACGACTCGGAGCGTCCACAGTGTAGCCATCGTCATCGATGGTAATGATGATTTTTCCCTTCATGATTCCTCCTACATAAAATAAGAATTCTATTTAGCTGGCTCTGTTTCATAAAATCCATCTTCACCATAATGAAGATTTGAATTTGAATCCTCAAAAACTGCAATAAAGCGATCAATGCCACCATACTTTTCAACAAGTGGGATAGCATCCTCATCAATACTTTCACCGCCGTCTTCAAGCCACCAAGACCAACCGTGCTTCAATTCAGCGATTTCAATTTCGAGTTGGCTTGCATTTTCCAGCTCATCGGCCCATTTAGCTCGTTTGCATCCTAAATCCGTAAATTCCGCATCATCAAAGCCATCGGTACCGATGACCTGATACTTTGCCTTACCTGCTGTTTCAGCAAATACAAGTGTTCTAAAAACTCCATCGTAATCATCGAAACTAACCTCATAAGCTTTACTCATTTATCTTCCGCCAATTGATACCCATCTAGCCACGCACGGGCAACCAATTCTTGATGTTCTTTATATCTCCGTTGATTAAATTCATAAGTACCAGGTGTCAACGCCATCCAGTCTCGCATTTTTTCTGGACGACGCTCAGAACAAAGCATGTCGCCAACCGAAGTACCATCGTGTTTGCACTTTTCAATCCAATCAGCTACTGCTTTAGGAATCACCGGTAGTTCGGCATACGTCTTCTTGAATACATCGTTCTTAATCGCTTTAATCTCATCAGGTTCTTTAATAATCCAGTCACCTACCTCAAAAACTACTTCTACATCATCAACTGGAAAGTCATCATCAGGCTCTGGTTTAACATCATTAATCAATATCGAATAATAAGCTGGCATTCCTGTAATTGCATCTATCATGCTGCTTGGGATAACACGGTATCCAAATACTCGTTTTTGACCGCCGTCGAAATGTTCGGCCTTGATAGCATCCGTTTTACGATAAACTTTAATCATTTTTTCCTCCAGTAGTTCCGGGTTCTCATGCACGTTGCCAATAACTTCAAATTGATTACTCCAAGAGTCGTGCAGGCACGGTTCAATTAAATGCGGACCTGCCGGCTTTAAAAACACACCCGGTCTCCCAAACAAATCTTCTGAAACAATTTCATTAATGCTTGTCACCATAGTTAATTCACTAACGTCGGACCACGTTTTAACAATATCGCCTTCATAAATTTCCTTGCCGTTCTCGTCTTTCAGGCCGGTAAACTGTTCTACTATTTTAGGACTTACCGGAACCCACCACGAGGGCCAAAATCTATCTTCGCCAACTTCAAGCGCATCTCCAACAATTACTGCGTTACCTCCATATTTGATGTAGTTACCATAGACAAACGTGCCATCAAACTCAACCCCATCAATGTCATTGGTGTCTTCCAGTGGAATACCTCTAAATTTAATCATTGTCTTCCTCCAATTCTAAGCTTCGCCCAAGTATGAATATGCTGTCTTTGTCAATCTCAATAACTTTCTTCAAGTAATATTTTTCATGCCAAACCATCGGAAAAGTTAACTTGTCAGATATTGCAACCAAACTAAGCAGGTCGAACTTCATTGGATAACAATCTGAATCCTTAAACTTAATCATCGTCGCCATCTCCTAAAACAAACTAAGTTGTGGTTCTGGATCCCGAAGCTGATCGTATGCCACCAAATTGTGCATGGCACTGGTTCCATCATTGAACATGTCCAAATTAATAAATAGATTCTGTTCAATGTTAAAAATCAGCTCATTATCGTCATTAATGAACCACTTCCGTGAATGCCAATGTTTGCCCCATGCATCGAACTCAATCAATGTCCGGCACGCGTAAGCGGTCACGTTGCTATGGTTCATAATTTTCCCACAAGGCTTATCAGGCCGATAAACTCTTTTCAGTTCTTCCGAATTATTAACTATTGTCATTATTTACCTCCATCTCCTATCATCTGTTAGAACTCGATAGTTCCAGCGCTATCACAACCCATGCCACAACACTGATAAAAGCAACTCCATGCCAAAATCCGTCTAAGAAGTTCCCAATGATCATGACTAAAATAAATAAGGCTATCATGCCAAGTCCGATTTTATTTCTAATACTCATTTTCAATCCTCCTTGAACGCTTCAAACGCCTGCTTGTGTTCCTCGTTAGTTGGTTGCTTGACGATTATCATGACTAATCCTCTGGAATTAAAGCAACATAGTCACCTTTAAACTTTGCATGGGAATAATCAATGCCATGCTTATCAAGATACTTTTTGATGTCTGGGATTGTGTCATAAGCATCCGGCTTCTCTGGATCATCTGACCGGGTAAACATCTTGGAAAAATCATCATCACTGTTTTCAGGTGCGTGACTAATAAATTCTCGATTAGCTTTATAGTAAAATCCATTTGCATCTTTCTCTCCACGAGTACCGGTTGCATACGCAAGAAACAATCTGATTCCACATCCAGGGCAACTCCAACGGTTATAGCCGAACTTGACATGCGTTTCTTTATCGTAACCACACTGTGGACACATAAATTCAGCCTTTACCATCTCACCATCTTTAGGCATCCATGTCGGTTTCTTGAAGTCAAACTTAGGATCAGTATTAGAGGCTTCATTCGTTGCGCCTGAGTCTTCCGGAGCGAATGTATGTTTTTCCTCACGACCAGTATTTAATTCATCATTACGACCTGTCACCAACTGATGTGACTTAAAAACTTCCTCAAAACTCAATTCACGAGTTGCTTCAACTGTTACGGTCAAATCATTGTTTTCAATCTTTAATTTCATAATTACTTTCCATCCTCTTTGGTTGATTTTTTGTTTGCTTCGGCGTGTTGCTTAATTCGTCGGTGCTTCCGTTTAATCGTTGAACGCTTCTTAGTGTGTTTAGGCATCTTCGTCCTCCGTGATTTCATCTATTTCTACTCTAGGATTTCGTTTATCAACGGCAAATTCGTCCTGGAATCCTGTGATGTGTTTTCGATTGTCGTTGCCTAGAAGTCCAGCCTTCATAAAGCCGTCCAGCACAAACTTTTTAGCAAACGCGATATTATCCGCATCTTTCCGGTTGTTCTTCGTGTACCACGTAAATTTAAGCTTGCAAGGCCAGCTGAATTCGACTCCAGAATTCCGACTAGCCCGCGCATATACACTACATAAGGCCGTGTACCGCTTCTTTAGGTTAGCTGCGGCGTATCTGTTGGCCCGTTCAGCCTTGATGTACTCATTTAAGCTAGGTAGTTCGCCCTTAATCACGACTTTGCTCATACTTTCGGCACCCGGCTAATGTAGTAGCCATTAACGATCCCGTTAGACATACTGGCCTGTCTAATCGAAAATTCTGGGGCGCCAATCCTTTTACATAATCGTGCCAGTGTTTGATAGGCGATCACTTCATCAGGATTGTTATACTTCTCAGCACGCCAGTAATCGTTAGTCAGTGGCAGGCTGTATTTGTGGACTAAATCCTTTACCCGATTTAATTCCATTGCCGTACTATCAGCTAGTTCTCTAAGCGTATGTTTGCCATGCTTATGTGCTTGCCGAATGGCTTTAATATCTTCACGTTCTCCCTGCTTCGGATCTTGTTTCATACTGGCTAGGTAGGCCGCATCGTCCCATGGCTTAGCTGCTTCCTCTTCAATGACTACTGGGAACTGCCATTCGCCACGTTGGTACTTAACCAGTACCAAGCGATGTAGCTCTGGTTCATTGCCAGTAGCTAGCACCCTGTGCTCCTCATCAAACGTCTTGATTGCATACATCTGGAATACCTCCTTATTCCTTTGAAACCAACTTATTAACGCGCTCAGCCAGTTGCTTCCGTTGTTCATCGGTCAAGGACTTACCTGACTTAGGATTAGAATCCGTCTGAGAAGCATCACTTTGCGCCCACTTTGGCATAATTTCCTTACGGTGCGGCTTCGAATAACCACCCGGTTTATTAGCATTAGCCAACCGTTTATCGTGATCAGCAGTTGCTTGTTTAGCCTGTTCCAATGTCGTAATCTTTCGTTGCTGCCAACCCTTGATCACTGCACGCAAATATTTCAAAGCTCCTCGCGACTGCACATCGTGTTCACCAGCAATTTGAATGGCGTAAGCCACCAATTCAGGTTTAAGCACCGCAAGCCATTCATCAATTTCAGGACGAGCAACCCCGTTCGGAAATCCCCACAGGTTGGTCCAGTCGTTAATGACCTGCTCGCGTGTGACACCCGCGTCATCATCATAAGAGTCAGTATCAGTCAAGTCAGGGTCAGTACTAGTAAGTTCTTTATGTTCTACTGGTTGACCTCCACCTTGCCCAACCGGTTGACCTACTTCATCTAAACCAGTTGACCTACTTTTATGACTTGTAGTTGGGTTACTGGTTGGGTAACCAGCTGACCTACTATATAAATTAATAATGCGATATTCAGGTGGTTTCACATTTTTCTTGCCTCTAACGTATTTAATTAGTCCTAGTTGCACTAATGAGTTGCGTGCTTTATCGAGGCCGGGTTCGGATAGTCCTGTAAGACTGAGTAATGCCGAATTTTTCATGCGAAACTGAACGTCCAACTTGCCTTCGTCGTTCGCATAGTCTAGTAACTCGCGATACAGATTATTTTGGCCGTTAGAGACACTCGCTTCATACATTTTAAAATTACGGTAGGCTCGTCGTTGTTTGAAGTAATCCAAATTCGTCCCTCCTTTACTAATGGGCCTTTCACCCGTTCGGTGGATTCAGTCACTGCTGCATTCAAGCCAATTCGAATGTTTATTTCTTATCAAATGCTGCTAGCAATCCTTGTAGCTGACTCTTAGCATCCTCTGCTTGCGCTACTGTTAGATTCTTCCAATCATCGTCAGTCCCTTTCCAATCAGGGACAATTTGTTGAATAACCTCATTAGTCACTGATAATGGTGTGCCATTTTTGGTTTGGGTGGCCAGTTCACCAGCAAGGTTAGCAATCTCACTTGTCTGCTTTGAACTAGCAATGATGGTAGTAGGATCAAAATCTTCATTCGCTTTATCGTCTGCTACAGGCTGTTGCTTGCCAGCTAGTAATAATTTAGCAGCAGTCTTAAATTCAGGTTTCTGTGCATTCTCAGCTAGCCATTCAATATAGCCACGATTCTCATTCATGACATCTCCCATGCTCTTGCCTTTGTTTTTGCCAAAATTAAGTTTCAAATTAAAGGCTTCATCATAAGTCATGGTTTCGTTATTCTCACGTTGGTTAAAGTTCTGCATATCTTCAACATCTTGCGTGAAGACATTTGATAGACTAGCGATGGTCAGTGTGGCATCAACTTGAGCTCGCTTTTTTGCCATCTTCAATACCGTGTTTTTCATTGAAAAGCCATCACGAGAAACGTACTTACTCTCTTTTGTATTTGCCGACCCTAATCCCTCAGTTAACTGCATACCGCTCTTGTATAGCACGCACTTGACGGTGTAGTCGAAATAACCCGACTCGTAGTCCTCAACTTTATCGATAACGTTGTATTCGCTGGTCACGCCCATCAACATTTGAATTTTTTCGGCACCCGGTTTAAGGAGCGTCGGCTTCTGTGTACCAGGGACGACCCCAAAATCTTGACCATCTTTTAGTTGATGTTGAACCATAGTTTGGAAATTAGAGATAGCCTGTAGTTCGCTAGCCATCTTGTTTTGATCAGTACCCATGATTAGGGATAGACTGTTCGTTTGATTTTCTGCTTTCGCGATTGCTTCACTCATATTGGTTCCTCCTAGTATTTAAACGTGACCTTCTCAGTTGCCGGTTTTTCAGTAATACCAGCGATAATCTCGCCATCTTCCATGACAAACTTGTCACCAACCATGCGACCAGCTTTTTTTAAATCGACTTTATCAATAGATTCCTTGACCTTGATATATTGGCTCATGCCCTGATTACGAAGTGAGTTTAAAACCATCTTTTCGTCATACGCCAACCCAGCCGGGTTCTTACGAGTTGATACACGGCCATTAGGGGTATCGATTTTGAATTTATTATCGACTAACCGTTGATCACGTAAATAGTCGGTCAGTAGCCCTTCGAAGTACTCGCGGTTGGCTTGGTTCTTATCAAGCTCCCGGTCGCGCCATGCAATTGCCTGGTCAATATTGTTCTTCGCAACTTGGCCAATTTCATCATCATGCGCTTGGATAGCCTTGAGCTTCTTTAACGCCCAGTCAGCTTTCTCCAATGAGTCAATTTTGAAGCCTTCGTTTTCACGTTCTGTCACCGTTCTAAGTTCTTCTTTTAACATTGCATCCATGATTGAAATCCTCCTATTTAATATCCAGCAATGACGCCACTTTCAATCAGCTCTTCCTCAGTAGGTTCATCATCACGCCAGCCTTCCGCAGCTTCTTCTTGGTCAACCAGCCAGCTATCGTAGCCGTTCATTTGGCCCACCTCCGTGCTAAACGTTGTCTTAGTGACTGTTTCGGAGTACAATAGAATTCGAAAATGAAATTGTTAAGCGTCTTAGCTGCACGGGTACTACCAATACTCGAGCAGCTTTTTTCGTACTCAAATTTAGACTTTAGCGATACCTTGCGTACTTCCAATTCGTTCGACCTCCTTAAATTTTTCAAAAAGATTATTCAATTCTTCAATCGTGATCTGTTTGTAAAGCACATTTCCAATCCTGAATGTAAATTTCATCGTCGTCATCTCCTTTCAGATTTTAGTTGTATACTTTAGTCATTCCAATTAAACGAGGTGAATATTCATGAGTGAACCATATATGTTGACTTACGACCTTGATAATCCTGGCCAAAGATATAAAGAAATTAAAGAAACTATCGAAAATAAAATTTCAAACGGAACATGGTGCCATTTTTGGGATTCAACATATCTCCTCAGAAGTGATCTTTCTGCATCGGAAATGATGGATAAATTAAAAGATAATGTCGACGGTAACGACAGATTCTTTATAACTAAGATTTTTAAGGATGATCATGCTGGTTGGCTAACAGAGAAAGAATGGAATTATGTTAATGACCATATCTTTTCCTAGTCTTTTTTTCATACTCTTCTAGCGTCATTTGTTCAGTATCACCACTTTTGTCATTGGCTTCCATGTTACTCGCAATAACGTGGAGGTCTTTTTTAATTTCCCATAGTACACATACCAATTGTTCTAGTGTTCTTGTCATGTCTCTTTATCTCCTTAAATTCCAAACCAACTAGCAACTTCATGACGCTTGAACCACAATGCAGTTAACGCGCAGCCTACTAATGCTCCTTCAATCATTTTGAATCCTCCTTACGCTCGTATTTGGTTGTCAGACATCCAATTCTCTAAAGCTTTTTGTGAAAATGAATCTTTTGTCCCCTTCTTGAAATGCGGAAATCCAGGCTGATAGTAATAAAAATCTTTTAATGTATCCACACTGCATCCGAGCATACTAGCAGCTTGCTGTTGGTTTAATCCCTGATCCGGTGTGTAATACTTCTTCACCAGCACTTCCAGTTGTGGCATGATTCTATCGGCTACCGCAACAGCTACAGCATTAATAAACTCAGCGTCATCATTTTGCATTGAGATCATCATCTCTATCACTCCTTCCTATGTTTAACGACTCCATCTTTAAACCATTTTTTCATTCGCTGTTTAAGCTGATCTTGCATCGATAAATCAAAACCACGACATACATATGCGATTAGGTTTAGCAAGTAAAGCACTGCATCGAAACACTCAGCGACTAGCTTCTTAGGATCATCAAAATCATTTGGCTTCAAATCCTCTTTAGGTATCGTTAGTTCATCAAGTGAATCCTGAATAGCCGCTAGTGCTTGGCTTAATTCTGGCATGGTTTTAACAGCCATCGCCAGCGGTTCCTTCATGATTCGGTCACCGTCAATCACCGGTGTTGTTACTCCCACGAATCTGTGTGCCAATTCGATTGCAAAGAATTGATTTTGATTAGGTAATGCTGCTAGAAATGCTGGTACCGATTCTATTCGAATGCGGGCCTAATCATGCCTTTGTTTGTAAATCAACGTTACCGAGTAGCCTACCTTGCCGCTCAAATTAATAGGCGTTACGCTGTTATGATTAATAGCATCAGTAAGCATACTGCCTGCAAATACTGAGCTAGACTGTGTTGACATTCCATCACCACCTTTCAGTTTTATGAGTTTAACCTGAATCAAAAAAGCCGGATAATATAATTAAGAATTAATCATTTCATAGAACTCGTTTCGGTCCCCATCGTGAATCATAGCTATCAGCTCTTGAAGATCGTCTTCCGACATCCAAAACGTCTTAACATTGATTAAATTAGGTGAGACTGCCGGGAGAAGTTCGATGATTGAATCGACAAGTTCACGTTTACGATTTTTAATTGCTTGCATGTTGTTTCCTCCGTTCCTTGAAAAATTAATAGTTTGGTTCGCCCCTTATGCGATAATTGACATAAGGGGGTGAAAATATGAATGATGTATCCGAATTTTTAACTAACCAATACGAGAAAAATAAAGCCAATAATCATTCTTCTCGTATTGTCGTTCCGATTGGTTTCGACAAGCTTCATCCAAATTGGCGTTTTCAAGTTGCAACTTGGGCTCGTCAAAACGGATTGTCGTTAATACCTGATGGAACCTACTACGATGGTTATAACTTTCGAGTAAGTTAGTATTAACTTGAAGAATAATTTCGGTGCTGTTATTTGTCGGAATTATTCTTTTTAATTTCCACATCAGTTAATAGTTCTTTGATAACCATTGGATCAGCATCAGCGTAAATGGTTAACTTAGGATTCTCCCCGGCTCTCATATTCAAGTTAAGTTCAGTGACTTTCATATCGCTACCGATGTCCGTTAAAGATATATCATTCAGTTTTACTTCATAACCGATTGGAACATTTTGAATTTCGTTATGATTATCGCCTGTTCGTGTAATACTTAGTTTCATTTTGCCGCCTCCTTTTTATGACTAATAGTCATATTGTTTCCACGCAAAAGATCATCAACAGTTACGTTTAACGCGTCCGACAATTTTAGAATAGTATCAGTAGAACCCTTTCGTCTGCCATTTTCCATTGATTGGACCATTGCTACAGAAACTTTTGCATGTCTTGCTAACTCTTCTTGGGTTAAATTCATTGCTTCTCTATAATATTTAAGTTTCAATATCATCGCTCCTTTCATGTACTAATAGTACTATGTCTATCTGTACAAGTCAAGTCTTTTTGTACAAATAAAATAAAAGGTCTGTCCTTTACTATCTGTACAAGCTAAAATACTAATTGTGGAGGTTATCATACATGACTATTGGCAAAAGAATAGCAAACCTAAGAAAACAAAAATCTTTAACCCAGCCCATGCTGGCTGACGCAATGAATGTTAGCCAAAGCACCATCGCAAGTTGGGAAAGCGATAGAAGATCTGTTAGCAACGATGACTTAATAAAGCTATCAGATTACTTTGGAGTAACAACCGACTACTTGCTTGGAAAGAACGGTACTCCAAAATGGGCCAACGAGAAAGACACTAAAGACTTACAAGATTTTTTAGATGCAAATGAGGGTTCAATGACCTATGGGGGTGAAGATCTTACTGAAGAAGAAAAACAACAAGTGCGTGTGGCCATGGCAACAATATTCTGGAAACGCCACAAGCATGATTAGGAGTTGTACCTATGGATAGAGTAAAAGATATCGTTAAAACTATTGTCAATCGTTATCACACAGCGGACCCGTTTTTAATTGCGGAAAAGCTTAACATTCAAGTGGAATGGTGTGACTTTGGAGCAATGCCCCTTGGTAAAAATGCTTATGACAACCAAGAGCCTATCATACTACTCAATAATTCTATTAAACACACGCCTACACAGTATTTCATACTCGGTCACGAACTAGGACACGTTATATTCCATGAGGGGCTGATTGGGTATTACACTTCCGTTAAACATGGACATTCTAAGTTTGAACGTGAAGCTGATGAATTTTCAGTTGGATTGATGGGAATGTTGTTTATTGAGGAGAATGGCCATATTCCCTATTCATACAGAGAACTGTCCTATCAATACGGGGTACCATTCGACGGAGATTAATATAAATTAATTTGGAGGAATTATAAATGAGAAAAATTATTATGGCCAGTTCTGTTTTATTAGGGGGATTGTTACTTGCAGGATGTGGGAATTCTAGTGCATCGAACAAAGGATCATCAAACACTGCCAGATCTTCGAGTAGTTCAAACGTAAAAATTACCAATAGCGATATTTCCAATCTGCAAGATGGCACCGCTGATTCATTAACAAAATCCAACTACAAAAAATATGCTAGTTCTTTAATAAAATCATATTCAAGGAACTCTGATACTTATCACAAAAAACATATTTCTAACTCAAATACCAATCCTACAAGGGGAGATTACCAGATTTCAGTTAAGAACGGTCTTGAAATAACTTACTTATCAGGTTTAATTAATATTCCTGATCAAAATATTAAGGGGCTAAAGCTGTTTAACACGCAATACTGGCTATCCTCTATTGATAAAATAAGCAAGTCCTCACTAAACCAAATTGTATCTGGCAGTGACGATACCAAACCAGTGTTTAATAGTGATAATGATACTGTTAAAGATGGTGATGCTGTGGTTATGGTAACAGTTGAAACTGATTTCAAAAATACAACTGATCAAACGCTTAGTTACGATGGCTTATCTGGATACGCTGGTGGAGATTACGACTTCACTACTCCAGATGGCAAACAATTCGATCGTGAAAAGGTTTTGTACAATGACGAAACTGCTAATGTAGATGTGCAAGCGGGAAAAACTGTAGAAGATAAAGACATGATTATTGTTCTTGCTTCAGGCAATAATCTCAAAGCGGCACTCGCTAAAGTCCCAAATACCTATTTACAAATCAAAACTGCCGGTGCTGAGACTAAAGATTACGATCAAATTGATGGAACTAGAACAATTAAGCTTAACTTGAAACATTGAAACCAGTAGCTGAAAGTATAGCCATGGAATTGCATGTAGGGCAATACAGCGAGCACGTGTTCAATATTAACGTTGTAGCAGGTATCATTTTCTTTATAGTGTTGGTCGTCATTTTAATTTACTGGATTCATAAACGAAAATAGCACCCTCGCCCACTACCAGCCTAGTGGGCAACATGCGAGCGTAGTTTAACGGTAGAACGTGTCCGTCAATAATAGAGTCCCCGCTCTTAACAACTACTATGCAGGTTCGACTCCTGCCGCTCGCATTTAAAACTTAATTGGACCTTTAGCTCAGTTGGTTAGAGCAGACGGCTCATAACCGTCCGGTCGTTGGTTCGAGTCCAACAAGGTCCATTCACGCGAGTGTAGTTTAGTGGTAAAACGACAGCCTTCCAAGCTGTAGTCGCGGGTCCGATTCCCGTCACTCGCTTAGTACCCCTTTATTGGGGTATATATTTTGAGCTCAAAAGAACATACGTTCAAATAATTCTAATTGGAGGACTGATGAGTATGCCACGACAATGGAAACCTTTAAAACGTCACCCTGGAATCTACGAATATGAAACAAAACGAGGAAAAAAATACGGAATTCGCCGCTCTTATACCAATATTAATCATAAATACCGCACTTGGAGCAAATCTGGTTTTATAACTTGGCGAGATGCTGATATTGAACTAAAAAAATTCGAAGTAACGCTTGGAACTGGGCAAATCACCGCATCAATCTCAGACACAATTACGCTTCAAGCTTACTTTGATAAAGTTCTAAAGCGAAATATCGACCTGAAACTCTGGCGACCAGCTACCATTACTCAGAAAAAAAACTACTGGAACAATCAATTAAAGCCTGTTTTCGGTAATCAGAAAATCAATGAAATCACTAGGCAAAGTTACCAAAATTTTATCGATCAAATGATCAAAGATGGTTATGCCAAGAACACTATTATTACAACCAATTCTGTAATGCAAATATTGATGAATGATGCTGCCCGGAATGATGTGATTGTGAAAAACAAGTTGAGTGGTATCTCAATTGATGGTGGTAAATCACCGTCATCAAAAACAATCACTGAAAAACAGTATAACCAGCTCATGGCCGTAGCACCTAGTGTCTTGTCAAAGTACCAATACTGCATGTTAGCCCTGCTAACGCTTGGGGAACGACGTGAAGAACTTATGGGACTACAATTCAGTTCTTTTAAATTCTCACAATGGAATGACGAAGAAGTTTGCGCAATACAATTTAAGAAGGGGCGTACTAATGCAGAACCAGACGGCGGTGACTTAAAGAATAACTCAAGCTACCGCACAATATATGTACGTGGTGAAATGCTCAATATTTGTCATTACGCCATCACCTATAGTCAAAATATTTACTCAAAGACACATAGAAACATTAATGATGAAAGTTTTTTATTTGTAAATGAAAAGACAGGTATGCCAATGGGAGTACAGCAAGCAAATAAGGTTTTGAATAAAGTGGGTGAAGCAGCTGGAATTCATATTACCCCTCACATATTCCGGCATTATTTTGCTACCATGGCACTCACCAATGGACAAGTTGCAACTGATGTCATGCACTGGTTAGGCCACTCATCTTTGCAAATGACTCAAAGTTACACTCGGGAAAATGTTCGTGGTGCACTTAATGTCTTTAATGGCATGGCTCCTACTCTACTAGGAGATTCAGACGATGAACACCAAAGTTTGTGA